ACCGCCGTCACCCTGATCCGACTCTCGCGCAGAGCGTTGCCACGATGTCGTTCGCGGGGTTCACCATGGACAAGGTATGCAGCGCGTTGCGCTTGTCCGAATCCACCGTCCGCAAGTACTACGACCACGAATTCAAGAATGGCCAGTCGAACATGGTGTCCGAAATTGCCGAATCCCTCGCGCAAAGGGCGAAAGGCGGCTCCGACACGGCGGCGATATTCCTGCTCAAGACCAGAGGCGGCGGGAAATTTACGGAGCGCAACGCGGTAGAACTAACAGGCGCGAACGGCGGCCCGATTGAAATACAACAACGCACCGAAATCTTGACGGGCTTAGCGGGTATGCTCGAACGTGGGATAACGATCGACATGACACCGGAAAAAAAAGAGGCGGACTAGCCGCCTCAAGTGGTTAGCACCCGAAATTGTGTTAGCGCGTTAGGCTAGCCGTGTGGACTAGGCCGCGCAGTTTCCCGGCTACGTCGTACACGTGAGCGTGTCCCATTGTGTTCGGTGGCGGACATCCGGGCGCTTTCCGGACTTGTACCCGTTCTCCGGGTCGTAGCGTGGTGCATGGATCCCATGTATCGATTAGCGCGGGTCGATAGATGTACCAGTTATTAGCGCGTACTTTCATTGTCTTACCCTCTTATGCAATCCATAGGGAAGTCGTTTTCGGCTAGTACCATATGGGCGCATTCGATAGCCGCGTCCTGCGCTTCTTGTTCCGTGAATTCTGAGTCGAAGTAGTCCGATATATCGCAATCGGCGAGACACTCTAGACCCATGCCGGATTGTCGAATTACTTCCCGGTTTACGAGACTGCGAAATTGTCGATAGGTGATCATGTGCTAGTCCTCTCTGGTGATCAGGCCGGTACGGCGAAATTGGATAGGCTACGGCGAGCGCGACCCTTTGCAGTTAGTGCGACCACGATTCCGGGTCGGTCTAAAAATCGCAAGTCTGTAGCGTCGCCGTTTTCCACATTGCGACCTAAAAACGTAGCCGGGAATGCGCCTTTAAATACTGCGGCGAAATTGACTAGCGACCCGTAGTGCTTTAGAGCGCGAACTACGATAGGCGCGAAAGCTTTCGCATGGGAATAACTGAACGTGAGCGCGTAGTTCGCGATATCTGCAATGCGACGATTGGGAAGCTTGGTGTAATCGTAGAATTGCAATTCAGGAAAGGCGGCGAAAACGTGCGGATAGTCGCGACCATTGCGGACACATGGAATTAGTTCCCAACGGATATCCGATGTGCCGTTAAGTCGAACGGCTAATTTTTTGCGCTTGCGGCGAGCGTAGACTTTCGCCTTTTCAATTTCGGCGACAAGCGCGGACATAAAACCAGCGCGATCGGATAAAAATAACGCAGTACGACGCAGTCGTGCTTTCTGTATCGCATTGTCGGGCATATCGTGGCCGTTACTATTAAAGCTCGCATTGCCGGGAGACATGCCGCCACGACCCGCAGTATTCAGACAATCGGAGACACACTCTGCAATGTGTTCTAGTCCACATACGTTAGTGCCTGAACTATCGGAAGGCGCAAGGTAAAGCACAGCAGTAACGTAGCCGCGCTTTTGACCTTTTACCGTTTTTGGATTCGCATCAATATTCAAAAGACTGGTTTTCATAGTGCTATTACCTGTTTATTAGTTATCGAACGGCTACATGGTAACGCAAGCGGCTAGCGTTGTGCAAGTGTTAAATGCTACGCGCCGATGCTATGCAATTGTGACTAGCAATTCCTGCCCTGCCCTGCTACCGCTAACAAGTACCGCTGCCATGCCCTGCCCTGCTACTAACTAGCGCGGACAATGTGCGGACAATGTGGGCATGGGTCATGGGTCCCTAGCGAGACGGTAGCGCGACGGCACAAACAGGGACCCCCGTGTGGGTGGTACGCACGCAAAATGGCGGGGGGCGCAACGGGTCCCATCTGCACATATCAACCTCCCGCACCCCACCCCACTTTTGCAACGCTACCGACTTGTGTTACTCTCGCAACATGCTACATACCGGCGCGGGGCCCCTACCCCGGCACACTTACTGCTACGTTGAACCCGCCACCTTTGGCAACGCCGACTGGCTACGGGCTGCGTGGTTTGGCTTGGTCTCCCACCCGGGGCGCACTTGGGGCTGTCACGTCATGCTGGAATGCGGTGCCGTCTACCGCAATGTCCCGCTGCACAAACTCGCGCACTTTCCCACACAAACTCGCTGGGACCCCGCCGACGGTCAGACTTGGGATTGCTACGGCATTCACTTCAGCGCGACTGAGTACCCCTTTCTTGAAGGGACCCGTCTCCGTACTCGCACCAGATCCCGGAAGGAATACGAAGGCACCTACCTCTTCACCGCGATACCAATGCTGGATGGCTTCAGTCAGGAACCGGAGCAGGGCAAAGAGTTCTACTTCGTGAAGCTCGACAATGGCCGCTACACCGCGCAACCGACAAATCATTTGCTAGTATTGGACAAATCGTTTATTACCGAGGCCACTTGGCCGAAGTTGAAGCGTCAAACTGAATCATGGAGTGTTGACCGTGGCAACGAAATCTAAGGTAAACGCAGCGGGTAACTACACAAAGCCCGAGATGCGCAAGAAGTTGTTCAATCAGATCAAAGCCTCTGCCACACAAGGAACGGCTGCGGGGCAGTGGTCGGCCCGTAAGGCGCAACTTTTAGCCAAACGCTATAAAGAAAAAGGCGGCGGGTACCGAGATTAACCATGCGTGCACCTCAGAAATCACTGAAAGACTGGACCGCTCAAGAGTGGCGCACTAAGTCCGGCAAGCCCTCGTCCAAAACTGGCGAGCGTTATCTTCCCAAGGCTGCGATTGAGGCGCTTTCTCCGCAGGAATACGCGGCAACGACGCGAGCCAAGCGTGAAGGTAAGGCCGTAGGGCGTCAGTTCGTAAAGCAGCCATCTAAGATCGCGAAGAAGACCTCGCGTTATCGCTGATATGTCTGACAAGAGCAGCACGCTCTCGCTGAATCAGGCCGCGCAACCAGCGGCATCGGAGCCGATTAGCCCAAATAAGCAGAAGATCATTGACGATCTGAACAAACTCACGACGGATGAGTTGTTTGCGTTGCAGGCCCATGCCAATTGGTGCGCCAAGAGACACAAGCATCAGGCTCCGCCACCCGGCGGTTGGACCATTTGGCTCATGTTGGCCGGTCGTGGAGCGGGAAAGACACGGGCTGCGGCGGAGTGGGTGTGGTTTCAGGCGTTCCAAAAGCCCGAAAGCCGCTGGTTGGTGTGTGCGCCGACCTCTGCGGACATTCGTGATACGTGTTTTGAGGGTGATTCGGGGTTGATAAGCGTGATTCCTGAACGCGCAATCAAAGAGTACAACCGTTCGCTTTCGGAAATCATCTTAAAGAACGGCAGTCTCATCAAAGGCATCAGCGCCGAGACGCCGGACCGGCTTCGTGGTGGTCAATGGCATGGCGCGTGGTGCGATGAGCTCGCTGCGTGGCAGTACGACCAAGAGGCGTGGGACATGATTATGTTCGCGCTTCGCCTTGGCAAGCACCCAAGAATCGTGGCAACGACGACGCCGAAGCCGAAAGCGTTGATTCGCGAATTGATTGAGCGCGATGGCGACGATGTGACGGTGGTTCGGGCATCGACGTACGAAAATATCAACAATCTCGCGCCGACTTTTCAGGCCCAGTTGCTGAAATTTGAGGGCACGACGCTTGGCCGTCAGGAAATTCACGCTGAAGTACTGAATCCGGAAGAGCAAGGCATTATTAAGCGCAATTGGGTGAAGTTGTGGCCTGCCAAGAAGCCGCTGCCGGTGTTTGAACACATCGTGATGAGTCTGGATACGGCTTTTACCGAGAGCACCCGCGACAAAAAGACATCGGATGCCGACCCGAGTGCGTGTGTGGTCTTGGGTTTGTTCCACAACGAGGACAAGCCCTGCATTATGTTGCTCGATTGTTGGGAAGATCGGCTCGGAATGCCGGATTTGATCAAGCGGGTACACAAAGAGCGGGAAGTTTATTACGGCGACGACGAACAACGGCCATTGATCAAGCCTTTGATTGGCCCGAGTCGCGTACTTGGAACAGGCCGACGCCCCGATACCATTGTGATCGAAGACAAAGGCAGCGGAATCTCTCTAAGACAGATGCTCGCCCGCGAGGGAATCATTGCGCACGCTTACAATCCCGGCAAAGCGAGCAAACTCACGCGGCTTCACATGGTTTCGCACCTCTTTGCCTCGGGAATGGTCTGGTTTGTAGAGTCTGAAAAGCGAAAAGGTCAGGTCCGCTCGTGGGCGGAGCCGTTGTTGTATCAACTCTGTGCCTTTTCCGGCGAGGGCAGCATTCGTCACGATGACTTGATGGACGCTTGCACCCAAGGTTTACGTTTCCTAGCCGACAAGGATATGATAAGTGTGAGCAAGCCCAAGCCGTTGCAGCCGAGGCTCATTGTCAATGCGCGTCCGAGGGTAAATCCGTATGGCGTCTGAAGAAATGGAAGATCCGACCGAAGAAGCCAGTGAAGAACTGGGCGAGTTGCTGGAGATTCCCGAGGACGAAGAGTCTGACGTAGAAGACACCGAAGACGGTGGGGCGATTGTTCGCTTTGGAGAGGAATCGGTTCCGGCGGCGGAGTCTGAGTTTTATGCAAACCTTGCCGAGTCCATGCCGGAAGCGGACATGGATTCTGTGGCGCAAGATCTTTTGGGTCAGATTGCCAAGGACAAAGAGGCGCGGTCGAAGCGTGACGAGCAGTATGAAGAGGGGCTACGACGGACGGGACTTGGAGATGATGCACCGGGCGGCGCTTCGTTTCAGGGCGCAAGTAAAGTCGTGCACCCGATGCTCACCGAGGTCTGCGTGGATTTCTCGGCGCGAGCCATCAAGGAACTTTTCCCTCCTGAGGGTCCTGCGAAAGATTATATCTTCGGTGACCCCACCGCTGACAAAGTAGCCAAGGCGCAACGTAAGACCAAGTATCTCAATTGGCAGTTGACCCAGCAGATGCCGGAGTTCCGTGCAGAGTTGGAGCAACTTCTCACTCAGGTACCGCTTGGCGGTGCGCAGTACATGAAGCTTTCGTGGGACGCGAACAAGAAGCGCCCGGTTCCGCTTTATGTGGCGATTGATGACATTTATTTGCCCTTTGCGGCGACGAACTTTTACAGCGCCGAGCGCAAGACGCACGTCCAATACGTGACGGAGATTGAGTATCTCCAGCGTGTTCGCTCTGGGATGTATCGCGATGTGGATCTTCCGGTCGCGTCGGTTGAGCCGGAGTACTCGAAGTCCGAGACGGCAAACAACAAGATCGAAGGTCGTAACTCTAACGCTTACAACGACGATGGGCTGCGGACGATCTTTGAGATCTATGTGATTTCGGATCTGGAAGAAGAATACGGTCTAGCGCCGTACATCATTTCCATCGACAAGATCACCGGCAAAGTTTTGAGCATCTACCGGAACTGGCGGGAAGAAGACCCGACCATGGAAGAGATGCAGTGGATCATTGAGTTCCCGTTTGTGCCGTGGCGCGGGGCGTACCCCATTGGTATCCCGCAGATGATTGGCGGCATTTCGGCAGCGGCAACGGGTGCCCTGCGTGCGCTTCTTGATAGTGCGCACATTGCCAACTTCCCCGGCATGTTGAAGTTGAAGGGTGGCCGTGAAGGCGGTCAGTCCGAGCGCATTGATCCGACCGAGGTGAAGGAAATCGAAGGCGGCGCATTTAGCGATGACATCCGCAAGATCGCAATGCCGATTCCGTTCAACCAGCCGTCGCAGACTTTGATGCAGTTGCTGGGTTTCTTGGTTGAGTCCGGTAAGGGCGTGGTTCGTACGACGTTGGAAG